TGTGGTGTTGTTCAGACCGTCACGCGCAGCAACGCTGATGACAACGCTTCGATTGGGCGCGTAGCTGCTGTCAACTTGGTTGTTCTGATAGCTGTAGGTATAGGTCGCGTTCGTGCCTGCGCTGACTGCTGGAACGACGACGCTGCGAAGCAACGAGCCGCCAGTTGTCGAGACGTTGACAACGAAGTCCTTCAACGCAGGCGTGATGCCCGCATTTCCGCTCGGGTTCGTCCACTGCACGTTGAGGTCTGGCGCACTAAATGCAGCACCACCGCCAACGACCTGAAGGTTCGTGACCGGTGACAGTGAAGACGTGCCGCTAGAACCCGCGAGGCTGATGGTTACGGTCGTCGTAACCGCAGCACTCTGCACGCCGTACTGAGAGACGGACGCGACCTGAATCTCGTATGTGTCAGCAGTCAGGTTGTTGATGCTGAAGCGCGAGACATCAAGCTCTGTGAATGAGTTCCAGGTCTGACCCGCATGGCGCCACGACAGGTTGGACGTGGCCGCATTACTGGGCTTCGACCAGTTGACGACGATGTAGCGGTTGACCCTGCCGTCAACGTCGGTGCTGGTCTGAACAGATGCCGTGAGACCTGAGGGCTGATCCGGGATCGTTTGGTTGCCCGTTGTGCTGCTGAACACGGGAGCGGGGATGCTGATGCCCGTCTCGACGCGGCTGTACTTGGTGCTGTCGTACTCGATGCCCGTGATGCTGAACCAGCCGTCTGTGTCTTCCGCAACGTCGGTGACGCGGAAGTATTGGGCGCTGATGTTGCCGCTGATGATTGCGGTTGATCCAGCGCCGGTGATGACGCCTTGGGAGAAAGCGCTGGCGACTGTGAGCACGCTGCTCTTGCCGGCTGGCGTTGTGATAAACCGCTGCTCCAGTGTTTGACCGTCTGCGAGCAGGACGTCGATGGTGCAAGTGCCTGTCTGCACGTCTACCGGGCGATCAAGTACCACGGTTGTGCCCGATACATTGACGACCATCGCAGCCATCTCCACTGCGGCGAAGCGGCTGTCGGCCACCTTGATGACAGTGCCGGGCAGGACGTTGATTGCGCTGAGAGGCGCTTTGTATGTAATCGTGCGGACGTTGCGGAGCTGCGTGTCCACGTACCATCGCGCGTTGCGAAGGGCCTGGCCGTGTGACGTGCAACCCCAGGCTGTGGCATCGTCAACAATCCAAGGGATGTCGTTGGCTGGATCGGCTTCGCTGTAGACCGCCTGTTCCTGCTGGAATGCGTTGTCTGGGTTGTTCCAAGAGATACGCGCGACCGACTTTCGGGTGCTGGCTGCTGAGTCCGTGTAGACCGGGCCGTCGTTGCTCATCGTGGCTCGACTGACCAGCGCGTTCACGGATGTGGGCATGTCCACCATCAACGTGATGTAGCCGTTCGCGACCAGCAGACTGCCGTTGAACGTGCCTGCGAAGTTCTGGAGCAGCTTCCAGGAGTCTTCGGCGGTAGTGATCTGCGCGTTGAATCGGAAGCGCGGCTCAGTTGTGCCGCTGCCAGTTCCGTCATCGACCAACGTGTCACACCACTGCGATGCGGTGTAGAACGAAGGAAGGTCAATCTCGTAGTCGCTGACGAACTCGCCGAGGCCGTAGCGGTGATTGGTCAGCAGGTCATAGAGACACCAAACAGGGTTGTCAGTCCAATACGTGGTGCCAGTCTTTGTGCTGTTCCACATGGCCGTCGTCTTGTCGAACGTCCATGTCTTGGTCGCCGACAGCGTGCCATCCCAGATGCCCGAATAGACGCGGGTCGTTGGGTTGTAGTTGCTCGGGACTGCGACCTTGATGCCGTAGAAGTCGAACTGCGTCCTCTCGACATTGCTCGCTGTCTTGGCGTTGTAGGTGAGCGCGACGAGCGCGCAGTTGTCATAGCCAAGCTGGACTTCCTGAATCTCATTGATTGCGTAGAAGACTGTCTTATCCGCGACGGTGTTCGGTGTCGTGGTATCCACTGTGTCGCGGGTCATCTTGATGTCCCACGTACCTGTGCCCGACGGCCGCTTCAGGCGGTACTGAGCTTCGTAGCCCGCGTCTGCTACACCGTTGATGGTCTGACTGAGTGCGAGAACCCAGGTGCCGGACGAAGAGAGCTTCGTGTAGAAGCTAAATGTCACGGCCTCCGCGACTGTGTTGCCGCTGTCATCAACCTTCTGCAGGCCATTGGGAAGCTGCACTGTGACTGCACAAGCGTCGATGTTTGCGGCAGTCGTTGTGTGCGTGATCGGCAGGCTGTACTTGACTTCGGTGTTAACCGGAATCTCGTTCTCAACAGCGTTGAAGCCTGGGAGGTAGGCTTGGCCCAACGTGCCTGTTCGCTGGACGATCGTGACGTTGTCGTAGTTCGGCGAGCCGCCCACACTGGTCAGTGCTGTGCCATCGAAGAAGATCGACTGGCCGGGACTGGTGGGGTTCGCAAGGCCCTGGCATTCGCCCTCTGAGATCACGTGAACAAGTCGCGCGGTCTGCAGGTCTTGAAGGGTTGCAGTTGTCATTCGGGCTCCTAGGAGCCAGATGACTCCAGTAGCCCGTATTTATTTGTCTGCCTTAGGGCTGGACGCCGGTGGTCGTCGGGTTACCCGATGCATCGGCCGGTGGAACAACCTCGATGCTTGTTCCGTAGCTGACTACCACCGAGCCCGCGCATTGCACGCGGCCATAGACAAGCGGAACAGGAATGCCTTGTGCGTTCGTGTTGGTTCCGCCGTTGAAGTTGTAGTTGGTCTTCGAGTCGCTGCTGTTCGATGACACCTTGGGCTTCTTACTCAGCAGGCCCGCGATGCCGCCGATAGCCAGCGATGCACCCATGGCAATCAAGTACGGGTTGTAGGTGAAGATGCCAACGACGATGAGAACGATGCCGAGGATCACGCGCGCGAGAGCGCTGCGTCCAGTGACTGCGGGATAGAAGTGCAGCTCCGTGACATTGGCGCCAAGCTTCTGGTGAACTTCCCAGTCTTCGAGACTGTTGCTCTTGTCCTTCGCCGGTTCTCCAGCGATGACAATCCACTCGCCGTCTTTGATGTGCTTGCGGAACTTGTCGCCCAACTGCGTAGCTACACCCTGCGTCCAGAGGTAGATGGTCGATGCCTTGAACTTGTGAGTCTTGCCAAACTTCTTGCCAAGACTGCCGTGGAAATGTCCGGTGATCATTTGATGTCTCGATGCCTCACGATCTTGTGAATGAACTTGTGCCAACGTGCCGCGCTATCAACGCAAGACAGTCGGCCGAGCATGTGATGCAGCAGCTTGTCGCCGCCGAGGTAGATGCCCATGTGGTTGGTGTAGTCGGTGCCCATCTGGAAGAGGATCAGGTCGCCTTCGCGTGCTTCACTGATTGGCACCTCGATGAAGCCCCATTCAGGCCATAGCTGGTCGATGTGGCGTTCGCCGCGCTGTGCCCAATCCCAATCACGCGGGCACTCGGGCAACTCAATACCGTGGGTCTGGAACAGGTAGTCGGTCGTGAGGCTCAGGCAGTCCTGCGCGTTGAATACAAACTCGCGCTCCGACAGGGGAGGGCGATTGTGCGGGTCGCCCCACATGACGGGTTCCGACACGCTGACCCCATCGCAGGACACCACGGCCCACGGCTTGTCCATGGCGAGTTGGCCTTCCATGTCCGCCTTCGACGGGGTGCGAGGATCTACCGCGATGCCCTGATGCCTTGGGTAGTTGCAAGCCTTGACGGTGTGGCTGTGCACCAAGTAGTCACAGGCGTCCAGGTACTGAGCCACGTCCGCGGGACGCAGCTCGAAGGCATCTAGGGGCTCCCATGACATGTTTCGGCAGGGGATGAACATGCCGTCCACAACGAAGCCCACGGCCTCGAATGGGTAGCATTCAAGGACACAGCGGACAAACTCGTGGTAGTTCTTCACGAGTTCATACCCAACCCAGGAAACTGAGTCTTGAGCATCAAGCGACGGGGAAGTTGGACGCCTGGACGGTCAAGCGTCCAGCAGAGTTTCCACTGCACGGTCTTGTCGTTGATCGACTTCAGTTGGTCGATGTACCAAGTCTCAACGGCCAGTGTCTTCGTGGGATCAGCAAAGGGATTGCCTGCCTTGAAGTTGGCTGCGTCGAGGTACTTGCCGAAGATGCGCGTGCGGATTAGCTTTGCGCCCACGAAGCTGCCGCTCGCGATCATTGCCGCTTGCATCAGTCGCTGTGTGTTGTCGGCCGTGAAGATGGGGCGCGGCGCGCTGTTGTTGATGATCTTGGCCCAACCGTCTCCTTGACACGGCACTGGCGCATGCGCCACGGTGTTGAACAGGATCGGGTTGCCAAACTCGTTGACGCCGTTCGTGAAGTGGAAGATGTACGCGCCGTTGAGATTCGAGGCGTCGAGCGTGAACAACTCCACGACGCCGCCGACAGTTGATGGGCTGTACAGGTCTGCGCGGACTGTCATACCCACTCCTGGCGCACGGGGATCGTCAACGAGATGCGACCGCCGCCCGCGTCTGCAATCTGGAGCTTGTCGGAGACGCGGAACTTGTAGGTGGTCGAGTCGCCTGCAATGGGCTGATAGTCGAACGTGGCCGCACCACCCAGGCCATCAAGGAATGTCTTGACCGTCTGGAAGTCGGTCTGACTGAGCATCGTGTAGACGATGCTGCCGTACCAGCGCGTGGCGTTAAGTCCGTCCTGGATGGCGTAGCTGACGCCATCGCCCAGGTCGTATGACTTGACGCGGTACTCGTACTGCAATGTGGTCGATTGAGAAATCAGGTTCTGAAGTGGAAGTGCTGCCATCTTGCGTGGCCTCCTTTCTGTTTAGCGGCTGTTGACCGGGTTCATGAGTCCACCTGGACGCAGCGCCTGGGTTGTCAGCGTTGACCAGCGAGAGTCAATTGCCGTCTGAACGGTCTTCGCTAGTTGCTGATGTGTCCCTGGGTCAGAGCTGTCGCCCTGAACGTTGATCGTGATCGGTGCGTTCATGCTGTAGCTGGTCGCACCACCACCGCTTGACCTAACGCCCAGCTTGCCGTCGTTGCCGCGTGCGAGCGGCATGATCGCTTCGGGGCCTGCTTCGCCCATGACGCCCAGACGGCCACCAGTCATTCCAAACGGGGTAGCGGAGTTGACGACACCTCCGTCTGCGAAGAACTGCGTACCGCCCGAGAATGCACCGCCGTTGGCGTAGCCCATGGCGGTTGCGACCTCTTCCAGGCCGATGACAACGAGTTCCTTAGCTGCCCACTGCGACAGGTCATCGATGATCCCGTCCACAAGGCCGCTGAAGCTCAACTTTCCTGTCTTCGCGAACGTAGCCAGGGAGGTGCCCATCTGGCTTGCTGCGGTGTCCATCAAGCTGCTACTCAGCTTCGATGCATCCGCGACATCCAACTTGTATTGGTTGAGCGCGCGCTTCCAACCAGCCGTGAACGTCTGCTGGCTTGTCGTCCACGCCTTGTCGTCGCTGCTCTTGTCTTGGTCGAGCTGGAGCTTCTCCTTCGCTGCATCCAGGTTGTCTTGCAGCTTCATCAGCTCCGCGTCACTGGCGTTCGCCGTCTTTGCGATCTGGAGGGCAAGCTCTGCCTGTGCAACACGGTGTGAATCGATCGCTACAGTCACGTCGTCCTGCGTGGCGCCGTACTTCAGCATCACCTCGCGGCTGATCTGCGCTTCAGTGATCGTTTCGCGATACGCGGTGATCTGCTGCGCTTGTGCCAGGTGTTGCTTGACTGCGGCGTCGTACTCGGCGTTCTCGGCCTTGGTCTTCTTGTTCAGTGCATCCTGGGCGTCTTCGGCCGCAGCACGCCACAGCAGTTGCGTCTGGAGCTGGTCGGTCAGCGCGTTCTTGTATTTGCCCGAGTCAATCTCGGCCTGCATCATTGCGACGTGAGTCTTTGCGGTCGCGCCGTTCAACTGCTCGTATTCGTCAACCAGCTTTGCGAGGTCAGCAGCCTGGGACGTGAACGTCGAGCCGATCTGATCCGTGCCCTTAGCTGGAGCAGGCGTGTACTTCTTCTTGATCTCCGCGATGCCTGCCGCGTAGTCGGCGTCACTCAGCGGGGCGCCTGCTGTCGCCTGTGCCTTCGCGGCCTCCTTGAACTTCTGGAGTTCCAGGTTCAAGGCACTGCCAGCCTTCGCGGCCTTCAACACCTCGTCGGTGTAGTTCTTCGCTGAGATTGCCGCCTTGGTGTACTGATCCGCAATGGACTGATCCTTGGCGCGCTCGCTGATGCGGAATTGCTCCTGCGTCAGTTGTGCGAGCTGCGATTGCAGGGCCTGGATGGTGTCAGCGGCAGCGGCTGGGTTGCCTGTGTTCGCGTTCCTGAGCGTCTGAATCTGGATGTTGATGGCCTTCATCTGAGACTCGATGGTCTCGTTCGGGTTGAACATTCCGTGCAGCGCATCAGTGGTGTCGTGCACCATGTTCTTGAAGCGCTCCCAAGCACCTGTGTGCGCCTCGAGTACTGGCGTGCCGCGTGACTCAATGGCCTGCGCCAGCGCGTTCAGCGTCTCGGTTGCAGCTTCCTCCGCGTGGCCTGTCTCTTCCAAGCTCTTGAGGTGGTCGTACTCGGTGAGCGTCAGGAAGTGCAGCGATTCGTTTTGCTTGGCCGCCCACTTCGCGACACCGCTCTCCATGCCCTGGAAGTTCTTGATCGCTTCTTCGCTGGTTTGACCTGTGAGCTTGCGATAGTCACCCAGCGCGCGGGATGCAGCGACAAGCTGGTCAGCGTTGAACAGGCCAGACCCAGCAACGGCCATCAAGTCCTTGGAGGCATTGCCCGTTGTCTGTCCCGTCAATGCGCTTTGTGCCCTCGCCAGACCTTCAATCTGGCTGGCGCTGACTGCCGCGTAGTTGCCTGTCAGTTGCAGGGCCTTCGCGAACTTGTTGGCCTCGACTGCGTTCTGGATGGCAGCGAAGCCGAACGCGCCCAGCACGCCGACAACGGCCAGGATTGCCAGGCCAGCGCCGCTCATCGCGAACTTCACGATGTCGAGCTGTTCCGCCAGCACCAGCAGTGAGCCGCCGAAGCGGTTCACGTTGCCTTGGCTCAGTTCGTGTGCCAGCACGACCACTTCACGGCTGACGCCAGCGTGGCCCTTCGCAGCCTTGTCCGCTGAGTCCGCTACGTCCTTGAGCGCTGCGCTCTGCTTCTTGGTCGCGGTGGTAACGGTGTCGGAGTTCGCTGCGGTCTTCGCGTACTCGTTGCTGACCTGCTGGAGCTTCGAGATTGCGTTGTCAACCTGACTCGCGTCTAGGACGAGTTTGATGTCGTTGTTGTCAGCCATTGTTTTTGTTCTCGGCTTGTGCGTTCAACATCGCCAAGTCCATGGCCTCGATTGCCTCGACTTCCCAAGGCATCAGGTGATGGTTCTTGACGCGCATGTACGCGTCTATTTGTTCGTACCGCAAGGGGAGTGCGTTTCCCCACTGGCCGCGATCACGTCGCAAGTCCAGCTTCCAGAACGCGTTCCACAGCTCCATGACAAACAGGGGTAGTGGTGTCTCCTGCAAGCGTGGGTCGGTGTAGCCGTACACGTCACGCGTGGCAGTCAACGTCTCGCGCAGCGTCTCGCCCTTATCGTTGTAGGGCGTGTCGAGTTCGACACGCTTTTTCACTCGCAGAACCAGTAGGTCTACAAGTTCAGCGAAAAAAGTTGCCGCGGTCGTTGGCTGCACCTGCCAACTGGTCTACGAGCCAACGGAACTTCGGTTCGGCGAAGATAGCCTCAACCAGCTCCTTGCTGAATGGGCCGCCAAAGAACTCGTTGAACTTCTCGTCCCAACCAGCGACAGCAGCCTTAGCGCGGGCAATCAATGCCCGCTCAAGGATTTCGGCCTCAGAAGGCAGGTCAGCCTTGGCTGTCGCGCGTAGTGCAGTCAGGAAGTCGCGCTGTGCGGCGACAACTACCGGGCTTGTTGGATCAGTGAGTTGAACCTTCACGTCGAGAGAATCACCTGTTGCCGGGTGGGAAATCTCGTATTCGTAGTCCTTGGGTTGCAGATCAGCCAGCTTCATGAGAACGTCCTGTGAAAAGGGGCGGTACTTGAGACCGCCCTCTATTTACGAAGCGTGGTTCATCAGGACGTGGTGACAACCAGTGCCGACGCATCAGCAGTCGCGTATGAAGCGACGAAGTTCAGCGTGACGGGGATCGCAGCGCTGGAGCCCAGGGACGTAGGAGCAGCCGTGTAGAACACATTGCCCAGGTGGAACGTGTAGGTGTTCGTGCCGTCAGTCAGTTGGAATTCCAGCGCGTCGGTGGTGCCGTTGCGGAACTTGAGCAGCATCGAGTCGTCGGTGAACAGCACGTTGACCGAGCCGCTGACCTTGATGTTCGTGGATGCGTATTCCAGGGGAGCAGCAGCGCCGAAGCCGTACTGAGCAGCCAGACCGCGATCAGTTGTCAGGGTGACAGACTGGACGTAAGCGTTTGTTGCGCCGCCGATCTTGAAGTAGCCGGCCTGGGTCTTCATTGCGCTCGTGGTGGACGTGTCAGTGACAGCACCAGAGCTGATCGTGGCCGTGCCTTGCAGGAAGGAACGAGCAACGCAGGAGAACTTGATTGAAGGAACGCCCGTGATGCCGGCTGTGACTTCCATCTTGTCCACTTGCACGCCCTTAAAGACGTGGTACTGGTTGATGCTGGTCACACCGCGTTCAACGGTCATGGTCTTGATCGCTGTGCCGATCTTGCAGACCTTGGTTGCGAATGCGCTTTGCAGTGCTGACTCGATGAAGTGGTCAGGCTGCGTCCACACGATAGGCATAGTCAGGTCGCCGGTCAGCGTCTGGTTGCCGTATGCGACATAGCGGGACTG